TGAACCTGTGGAAGTAGCATCTTCAACTAGAGTCTCTTGGTAAGTTAAGGGTTTAACACTACCTGCCATTGTTACATTAGTTGTACTTGTTGGAATCTCTATTACAGCAGCATCAGCATCATTTTTTATTGTTACATCATTAGTACTACCCTGACCTGTAAGGATCAAACCTTCAACACCTGTATACCCTATAGCAGCTGCATCATTTGATGACGTGTCTCCAAGAGGTTTAACAGTCCCTAAAACAACTATATCAGTTTGACCCGTAAGTATTTTTAATACATCGGCATCATCATAATTTTTTATTGTTACGTCATTATTACTTCCTTTGCCTGTGATAATAATACCATCAGCACTAGTATATCCTATAGCAGCCGCATCATTTGTAGAAGTATCTGCTGTGGGAATAAGCTTTGTACCTTGAACAGTAGAAGTAGCAGTAACTGTATGAGGTATAAGGGTGGCTTGAGCAAGTACGTCCATAACTTTAGCAGTACCACCTGTTCCTTCCGTAGCTATCCACTTCATAGCTCCAGCGATTATAGCCACAGTAGCTCCAGAACCTTGTTTAATAGTTAGAGTATAGGAAGTATCATTTTTTATTGCCCATAACTTGCTTATCGAATTGGGGGCTAAAGTAATAGTACAAGCTTGCCCACCATTTGTTATAACTAAGTAAAAAGCTCTAAATTTATTAGTGTTTGACGGGGCATCAGGTACAGTAAGAGTAACTGCTGCACTATTAGCTAATGAATAAGTAGCGTATCCTAGAGCTGTTCCTATTAATTCTAGGTTTGTATTTGTAGCTGTACCCCATGTTCCAGACCGTTCGCCTGTCCCTATTTCTTCTAGCCTTAGATTATTTTCAAATGTACTCATATCATGTTCCTTTGTAGACTGATATTATAATAAAACCCGTTAATTAGCCAGTATATATTTATGCCGCCTCTAATGTATTGGTCCAATTTGGGGTTTGACTGGGGGTTATAGCGTTAAAATTAGGATTTTGTGATGGTAGTATATCAGACCACATAAACACAGATCCTGCTGTAGCTGTACCTACTGCACCCGTAGGATACACATTTGCTGTACCTGTTACACTACTTAAAGCGTGGGTAGACCCTGTCATAGCAGACATAGCAGATAGTGTTACAGTTATGTGTATATGTACAGAAATAGACCCTATAGCAGAAGTCATAGTACTTGGAGCATTTAGTGTTTGGAAAGTATCTCCAATGGAAGATGTAAGTGCTGAAGGGGCAGATAGGGTTAAATTAGCATCACCCGATACAGTAGTTCCATTACCTACAGTTGTAGTACCTTGAACCCCCATAAGAGTTTCAAATACATTTCCTATTGTAGAAGTAAGTGCTGCCATCGCAGAAAGCGTTACATTAGCATCGCCCGATACAGCAACAGTACCAGCATGGGTAGTAGCTTCTATACCTGTAGCATTAACTGTTTCATCAATAACGACAGTTATAGTGCCTATACTAGTAGTAGCGGAGGTATTATTAAGAGTTTCAAAAGTATTACCCAGAGAAGCAGTCATTAACAGACTAGGGGCTTCTACATTAGCAAAACCTGTTCCAGACACCTGACCTGCATGGCCAGTAGCCTCTATCCCCATAAGGGTAGTAAGAAAATTAGGGCTTATGGATGCAGTAACTTGTACACCCGTAACCGCTACATCTATATTTGCGCCTAAAGCAAGACCAGAAAATGGGGCAGATGCTAGAGGATTAGCTGCGAAACTCATTTAGTATCCCTTTATTACCCCATTTATTTTAGCTACGCCCAAGGCAAGTTGCCTGCACCCTTACCAAGAGAAGTTATAGCCTTGTCATCAATTTGTTTTTGGATCTGAGCATTAACGTGGACTTCATAATCATCAACGACAACGGCCTTAATCCAAGTCAGAACATCAGCTTCCTTCAGATCTGCCAGTGCCTTGAACGATCCCTTTGGTGTGTTCTCAGCAGTGAAAGGAGTAGCTCCTTGAAAAGTTCCTTCATTTCCATCAGAGTCTTTGCCTGTCTTTCTCCAATGCGTTTGGACTACAGCATCCTTTAGTGTATCGCCATCAGAGTTGGTTTGGTCTTTGACCTTCATCTCTGTGACTCCCCAAGTGTAGGTCATGCTCATTTCTGTAACTCCTCTTCAAGTCGTTTTTCAAATATTTCTTTCATTGCATGAATTTGATCTAAACCAAATCTATATTCATTTTCTTTTTTCTGAATATCTAGAATATGGTTGAACAAATATTTCTGTTGATTAGTAAGATTCTCTTGTTCGTACTCTTTATCTTTCCAAATTATCTTGGGAAGTTTTTGTTTAGTTTCCTCTGTCATTTAGTTCTCCTCGCTAGGTTGGTTTAGTTGGCAAATCTGACTCTTCAATGTTAGGCCAGTTTTTATGTGTAGGTAAATCTCGTAAAGCTTGTCTATAAGACTGCCATTTAGTACGAGTTTCTTCTGAAATATCTGGTTGTTGTGTCCAATCTGTTTCAGCTAGTAAATTATTTCTAGCCTGTCTTTGATTGTCTGCTTTCCACTCATTTTCTTTTTCTTTAGTATTATTTGTAAATGGGAGCCAATCCTTATCACCTTCTTTAATAGTTGTTTGACGAACAGTTCCATCTAACTCAACTAATATACCTTGCGCTTTGTTTGTCATTCCTTCTCCTATGATACCTTTAATCTTGTAACTCTAAAATTACCCCAAAAAGCATTTCCCCAAATATTTCTAAATCTAATTTTATTAATAAAAGTTGCATCTGAAGTTGATCCTGTAGTACCAGTGATTACTAAAGCAGTTTCCCCCCAGTTGTGAACGTAATAATTATACGTATTAAGGTTAAATCGCCCATAATTATTAGCACCATCATAAATTCTGTTTGAAGCAGCTTGATACCATTCCATATAACCAAAATCAGCAGATTGACCACCTTTTGTTGCACACTCACCTCTACCTACCCATCCATTACCGCCCCAGGTAGTATCACTATTTTGTTGTCCATAAGCATTTGGATAATAATTTGTTCTGTTTACAGCACCCCATTCTGAATATCCTGCGCAAAGTAAGTAACCATTACTTTCATTTCTTTGCCAACCATAAGTGTAATTATGAAATGCAATTTCATATTTTCTTGCTGTACTAGTATTGTTTACCATATGGTCACTAATCCAAATCCTATAATAATATCCTCTTGTAACAGTTATATCTAGGTAAGTATCAGTGCCACCTGTAAGCTGAACGTCTGTTACAGTTTCCCATTCACTACCCCCTGCATCTTGCCATGTTGGTCTACTACCTCCATTTGATGTAAGAACTTGACCAGATGTTCCTGTACTTCCAGAACTTTGTATTGTACCATAAAAATTTATATTATTAAGAACTGAGGTGCTGTAGGGGTCAACGTAATAACTCGTATTACTTACATCATAGAAAAGAGGCGCACGGAATGAACCTACACTTTCAGTATAGGTAACACCACCATGATAGTGTCTACCCCCTGTTTCTTGAAGGTAAGATGTTCTTGTAACTCCCCCATCGTGAAAAGAAATAAATGGATCATTGGCAGTTAATCCAATCGTACCCTGATTATTTAATGAAGATGTAGAACCTGCACTTAAACTTGTGTGCAATCTTAAATAATTTCCTACAGATGTACTTGCAGGATCAAAGTAGTATGCAGAATTGCCTGAATCAGAAAAGTATGGGGCTTGAGCAACTCCAGTAGCATACAACCCACTACCATCTACTCTAATATAATGACCACTTTCCTGATTTGCTATTTGCATATAACCATCAGCATGCCATTGAATGTAGCCTTTGTTGGTAGTGCTTTCTTGGAATTGGATGTATGGGTACAATGCCCCTTGTATAGTAAGAGATTGGTTAGCAGTAGTGTTAATAGTAACAGCCCCTGTAGTACCTTTAATGGAAAATTTAGTGGTATTGTCTTGAACAAGTGCAAGAACATTAGAACTACTATTTACATCTTGTAAGTATAAATAATCTCCAGTGTCACCAGTACCACCAAAATGTATTGCTCCACCAGTTCCTGTAAATTCAAATTCTGCTGCATTTGCAGTACCACTTAAATGAAGATCTTTGAAGTTACCCCCACTAGAATAGCCTAAATCTATTGCATTATTTCTTAAAGCTCCATCAGCAGGAGTCAGTGGCACAACAGCATCAGCACTTTGCCAAAATCCAATGCCTACATCTCCTCCACCAATATGTAATGAATCTGATTTAGAACCAATTAGACCCATCTCTGCAGCGTCCTCGTAGAATTTAACAATAGGGCCATCAGATGCACCTTCCCTATTAACTGCTAGAGGGTAATCGGAAGTTGCAGTGAACCAACTTGTTCCAGAAGGGGTTAATACAACACCATTATCAGTATTGTTAATAGCGTCTTTACCTATTAAAAGTGAGCCACCCGAAGTCAGCCTCATTTTTTCATCATCATTATTACCAAATTTTACTACTCCAGATGAGGTATTCCAGATTAGAAAGTCGTTGCTACTTCTTGACAAATAAGTCCTGTCAGTCCCTGAGAGGCCACCAAAGTAAAGTTGACTGTCACCATTACCTTGCTCATCAATTAAAATTCCGTTGTTGCCTACCACATGGAGTGGGGCAGAAGGGCTTGCCGTACCAATGCCAACATTACCATCGCCACGCACATAAACGTATGAAGATGAACCATCTTTGTCATACACTCTAAAACTAGCATCACCACTGGTAGATCCTGCATTAACACCTAAACCCCATGAGTTGCCTGACGTTGAATTGCCACCAACAAATAAGGCATTAGACCCTGCATCTCCTCGTACAACTAGCTTACCCTCATTAGGGTTGTCATCATTAATACCAACATTATTAGCAAAAATAGCCTTGCCAGCAAAATTTGCTACTGAATTAGCTACGGTTGCATGAGGTGTAATAGAAAAGTGCGTTACATCGGCTGAGCCACTAGCATCATTTTGAATAGCAAAAGTGGTGTCAGTATTTGCTACTAGCTTCCAAGTATCCCCATCATCATCATCTTCATCAGCAGCTAACA